GATTTTTGGAGCCCACGTACTTCATCGAGTTGCGGATCTGGTGAATGATGCAGTGCTGCACTTCAGTTTTGGGGTAGATGCTTTCAATGGCTTCCGGGAAGCCCTTCAGGCCATCGATACAGGCGATCAGGATATCCTTGACGCCGCGGTTGTGCAGGTCGGTCAGCACGCTGAGCCAGTGGTGTGCGCCTTCCTGATCCGACAAATACAGGCCCAGCAGCTCCTTCTTACCTTCGATATTCAGGCCAAGCAGCGTGTACACAGCCTTGCTGGCGTAGCGCCCGTTTTCCTTGACCTTAAACACACCGGGGTCATCGTTTTTGGAAGCAAACACCCTGAGGCACTTTTCCGATAACCTTTGGCTGCCATAAAGAGCATGGGAGAATTTATTGGTGACCTTCACTACCTTCTGGAACATCATCAGTTCCCGGCAATCGTTGATGGTTTTTTCCACCGGTACACCGTTAATGAAATACTCTTTAAGGGCCGAGTTTACTATAGGCAGGTCATTGTCAATTTCGTTTAATTTCTTGACATATGCTCCCTTTGATTCATAGCTGCCGTCTTCCCGGATGATGATGTAGTTGTTGACATCCTTTTGGTAGATTTTCTGGAACAGTTTAAATTCCAGCTGCATCCGGGTACGGGTTTCCCACTCCCGGCAAATGGCTTTAATAGTGTCTAAATCCCGCAGGCGTTTAATTTTTCCGATTAATCCATCCGTGTTCGATTGAATCAGCGTCCACTTTGGCTCTAGCTTTTCGATTAAATCTAAGAGCAGCAGCTGCCCGCCTACGCAGACGTTATTGGCCTGCCTGGGGTCATAAAGGTTGTTGTACTGATATTTCATGGCCCCGTAGGTGGCATTTAAGACAATCTTATATGGCAGCTGCATGGGGTTTTTCTCCGCTTTGAGTTTTAACCGCTCTTGATAAATCTCTTGGTAGAGTTTGGGGTCTTCCACATTCCGTGATAGGAAATCATACTCCAGCATAAGCGAGGGGTAAAAAGAGGCCACGTCCACATTAACCAAAATCCCTTCATCCTGGTACTGATCCCTGGCCCCGTGTAACCCTCCCCAGGCAAAAATATGGGGTACGCCACTAACAGTAGTCTGTAGAAAATTATCATAGTTGTGGTTATGGGCATCCTTGTACCAATCCACCACATGGCGGTATTTTTTAATCCTTAAAGTGTCGGGTAAAACTAAATCAAACTCATCGTTTCGGTTTATTCTATTGGCCCTTAAAATCACAGCCGCCAGTTGCGCCTTGGTTTTGCTCAGATAATTCAGCGGCAGGTTAAAGGTTTTTAATAGAGCCACGTGACTATCAAATTCTTCCTTCCGGTGAAGGAATATTTCCATGGTCTCTTGCACATCATGGGTGCAGTAGCTAACCAGAACGTCAATTTCCCGTGTTGTAAGTTTCCGGTTGGTATCAAAACTAACTGTTGTTTCCCGGATATCATGCCCCATAAAGCCTTCCAGTTCCTTTAGGCTGTGTAAGGTGGTCATGACATCAAATTGGTTCAGCTTAATCCTGTTTAAGAGAGAACTAAACTGCCAGCCTGGTTTCTTTTCTGCTATAATGAACTTGGAGATTTCATGGGGATCAAAACCACAAAGGATACCCTTTAAAATGTACTGGTCATAGTGCCGGTTGTTGTAGCCAACCCAAATATGATCAGTATGCTGTTCATAAAACGACGCCAGTGCCCTGGCATCGTTTATGAACACATGTTTTTGCTGGCTGGCAGGGTCGATTATGACAAAGAGCCAATCGTGGGGATAGACTTCTGCGTCATAGAATAACAGCACCCTACTCCGCCTCAAAAACTTCAGTAATTTTAAAGGTTTTGAATCCTTTGTTGGTTTCCCCATACTCCACTGCATACTCGTAATTCCCGTCAATGGCCTCATGGATGTCCAAAATGAGGTTGTGATACTGGGTAAAATTCTCGAAAGTAACATCGATGCCAGAATCTAAGGAGCGTAAAAATTCATTAGCCATATGAATTCCGAAGGCAGTGTGGACGACTTGATTCATGAATAAAATAGAATTTTGGTACTCTCCGGCAATAATGCGCATCCAACTGGTGACCATAGGCTTGCCAGTTTTGGATTCCACCAATTCTAGTTTTTCAATTTTCACTTCATAGGTGCCATAGGGAACTTCCCGGTAATGGCCATCGCCTGTACCCACATTTTTCAGGTCTTCTTTAAGACCTTTCAGGTCAAACTCTTTGTCGAACCTTGCAAATACACTACTCATTAAATTTGTCCTCCTTGTAATTTAATTAGTTAATTGGTTACCGGACTTGCGAGAGCGCCTGCTCCTTTTAGCCGGTTTTTCGGGTTCCTCGGTCGCCGCAGTGGTTTCCTCCGTAGTGGTAGCCGCCGTTTCTTCCTCGCTAGTTTCATCCCCGTTGGTATCTCCCTTAGCAGTTGCCGTAGCCCCATCTTCCTTGGTTTCATTCCCGGTTGTTTCTCCTGCTGCTGCTTCCTTGGCGCTTTCCGCCCTGGAATAAGTCTTGATGCCTTCCTGAGCGCCCCTTAATGCCTTAATAAATTCATCCTTATCCAATTTCACAACCGGCACCTTAAAGTTAAACCGGCCACCGCCAAAGACATTTTCCTTTTTCTCCAGCTGCAAATACCTTTCATCGCCGTCCATGAATGCCCGCACTGTCAAGTCCACAATCCCCGCCAGTACATTGGCCACTTTGTCGTTGAGGTTTGGCTTGATGGTGGTGATTTTGTTACCGTTTTTCAGGGTAATCTCCGAGGTCAGTTCCTTGGAGATAAAGATTACCTGGTAGCCTAAGTTCTTCAGGCGCTTCATAGCCGATAAGAATTCCGTCCGCACCATGTCCCAACCCTTGCCGTAACCGGCGTCCTGTTCATGGTCGATGCCTAATTTTTTATAAATGTACAACCGGCAGTGTTCGTACAAATCCTCCACCAAATCAATAGCCACTCGTTTGAAGGTGTTATCCTTCTTTTCTAGCTCATCGATGACCGCCAAAAAGACTTCCCAGGCTAATTTTTCTTTTCGGAGCCTGCCCTCATAAGTCACCTCGTCCGTAATCCTGACCACCGGGGAGGTTAGGTTGTCAATATTGCCGTCCGTGTTTACCATCAGCAGGTCTTCATAGCGATCGATGAAAGTGGACTTTCCTACATAGGAATCGCCGTAAACCCACTTATCCGGATTTAGATCCATCTTCCTTTCCCGCTTTTCATTTTTCGGTAATAACATAAAATCGATTTCCTCCTCGCAATATTTTTGAAACTCGCACCAGGCACATAGCCTTGACGGTGTTCTTTCATAAATGCTTTCGTTTTGAATCTCATGGCAGCGTTGGAAAAATCCATCCACCTTGGAGTGGTCGTAGTTCACTTCCACCACTTTTACTTGCATGGCCGCCAGGGTTTCCGTTAGCCGTTTCCTGAACTGGTATAAATCCTCGGTTTTCTTTTGCCGGATTTGGGTTTTAGGAATAAAAACATACCCCAGCTTGAACACGTCAAACCCTTGTTTCTCCAGGTAATACTTGTACAAATGGAGCTGCTTCGATTCCAGGTAGTGGTCAATATTGCTGCTATACTTAAAATCATAAACATCTGCACTGCCATCACCGTTATGGACTATTAAATCTACATAGCCTATAAATTCCGGGAAGTTTATCTCATACTCGAATATGCTGACTTTCCCCCGAGTTAACTCCTGCAGCACTTCATTGGCTTTCTCCACCAAGGTGGTCAGTTTTATCATTTCGTTGATGTGAAGGTCATTGATCACCGGGTATTGGCTGTAGTAATATTCCTCCATAGCAGTTGGTCCTTTTTCCAATCCCAAGTGGAGAGCGCTACCGACTATTAAGGGATTATCCGCTGCCGGGGGGAAAATCGTAGTTAAGTTTCGGATGTATCGGAGCATGAATTGGTACCGGCATTTTTCAAAGCATTCAACTCTGCTGTGGCTAAACCGCATCCGTTACTCACCTCCTTTACAAGGGTCTTAAATTCCTTAAAATCGGCGGGGTATAAAATGAGGCCAATGCCACCAGCAGCGTTAATGTTATTGATATTTAGCTCTTGGAGCTTGGTAGATTTACCGCCCGTTCCCTTTAGTTCAAGGGCCACAAACAACCCGTTAATACAGCAAATTAAATCCGGTATGCCGCTTCGCTGGAACCCGCCACCCCA